GCGCCGGAAAACTGGGCGGGGGGCCCCTCATCCAGAACACAGGCAGTGACCCCATGCCTCCCACCGTGATGGGTCGCAAAGATGGCGGCAAGGTGCACGTCTCCGGCTGTGGCTGTGCGAAGTGCAGCGGCGGCCGGGTCGGGCGTAAGGAAGGCGGCTCGGTCAGCAAGGCCATCTATGGCGGCACTCGCCCCGTGGCCGGTCGGCTGGCGCGCAAGGGCGGTGGTCGGACCAAGGGCAAGACCAACGTCAATATCATCATCACGCAACCCGGCGGCATGGGGGCCCCGGCGATGCCCCCGCCTGGGGCGATGCCACCGCCTGGCGGTCCAGTGGGCCTGCACCAAGGTGCTCCGCCACCTGCGGTGATGGGCCCCGGCGCGCCGCCGATGGCACGCAAGTCTGGCGGCCGAACGGTCGATAAGGACGGCGGCAAGATGGCCAAGCGCGGCTCGTACCCCATCGAGTCGGGCGCTGGCGGCGGACTCGGGAGACTGGAGAAGGCGAAGGCGTACGGCTAATGTCCTCTCTCAACACCCAGTTCGAATTTGAGCTGAAGAAACTGGTCAGCGCCCGCATGGCTGACATCGCCGATATTCTGTGCGATGGGCAGGCGATAAAAGACTACGCCGACTATCGCCGCTATCAGGGTGAGTTTCAAAGTTTGAAGTTGGTGCATGAGACCTATTGCGACGAAGTCAACACAACACTCAACAAACGGTAACCCATGTCAGCAGTGCTCAAAAGCAAACAGAATGACCCCGCATCTCAACTCAAGCGGGATATCCTGGCGAAAATTGGCGATGTTTCCGAGTTTGAAATTGCGCAGAACGAGATTCTGCTCGCGATTTATCAGCGTCCTGAGATGACAGCAGGCGGAATTGTGCTTGCCAGCCAGACTCTGAAGGAAGATATCTACCAAGGGAAGGTTGGTTTGGTTGTAAAGATCGGCGAGCACTGTCAGATTGAGCATGTTGACCCGTATACCAACATCAAAACAGGCATTCCGATTTCACTTCATGACTGGGTCGTAGTTCGTCCTTCCGACACATGGGCGCTCGATATCAACATGCGTTCTGAAACACTGTCTAAAAAGGACTTCGTTCCATGCCGACTGGTCCACGACAAGGACATTCGCGCAAAAATTCCGCACCCCGGAGTGGTTTGGTAATTTATGACAACACCAACAGACGAAATTTCAGTCGATTTAGAGGCAGCGGATGCCAAAGCGGCCGAGAAAGCCGCCAAAAATGGTGGCGGGAACGATACTAAGGTCGATGCGCCTGAAGTTAAGGTCGAAAAAGTCGCCGCAGAGACTCCCGCGGCCGAAAAAACGGCGCTTTCGACGGACGAAGGGCTCGAAAAGCTCAAAAAGCAACTCGAAGACGAGCGCACGGGTCGATTGGCAGCCGAGCAACGTGCAAATGATGCGTCGCGCGCCGAAGCCGCAGCGCGCGGAGAGGTCCAGACCTCGCAATTGGACCTCGTCAAGGGTGCAATCGAGCGGTTGACCGAGTCCAGTGACATGTTGGAGAGCCAATACGCGGATGCCGCCGCCGCAGGCGATTGGAAAGCCGCCGCGAAGGTCCAGCGACAGATGGCAGACAATGCCTCCAAGCTGACGCAGCTCGAAGCCGGCAAAAAGGCGCTCGAATCGGCTCCCAAGCCAGTGCCGCGCGCGCCGTCCGACCCAGTGGAGCAGTTTGCGTCGGCACTGTCGCCCGCTTCCGCCACTTGGGTCCGCGCACATCCCGAGTTTGTGCGCGATCCCCACAAGAATCGTCAGATGATCGCCGCTCATGAGCTCGCGCTCGCCCGCGGACACAAAGCCGATACCCCCGAGTACTTCGCCTCGGTGGAGAAGACCCTGGATATCACCGCCCCAGCGGTTACAAAAGTCGACCCTGAGGCGGATGCGGGAGCGGACGCCGCTCAGGTGGTTGGCGGCCGTGGCGCGCCCGCCGCGGCGCCCGTGAGTCGCAGCAATGGTTCTCACGGCAACCGACCCAACGTGGTGAGGCTCACTCCACAGGAAGTGGAAATGGCTGAGATGATGGGAATGACCGTCGAGGACTACGCGCGCAACAAAGTGGCGCTGAAGAGAGAAGGAAAATTGTCATGAGTGCTGATCCAAAGCAGACCGTCGCCAGTGCAGTCGCCGCTGGCTTGAGTGCCGCATCCTCTCCGCCTCCGAAGCCGCGCGAGGAAGATCCCCGGGCCCGCGCCGCGCGCCGCGCGATGGAGCTGCGCGAGCAGTCGACCTCCGATGACGACGGAATGGACAAGTTCTACATCGATCCGAAGATGATTCCGGACGGCTGGTCCTACGAATGGAAGACCTTCACCGTGCTCGGCAAGGAGAATCCGTCTTACCAGGTAGCGATGGCGCACAAGGGTTGGGAAGCGGTCCCGCGTTCCCGCCATCCTCACCTGATGCCGATCAACTATCAGGGCGAGACCATCGAGCGGGAGGGAATGGTGCTCATGGAGCGACCGCTGGAAATCACTCAGGAGGCGCAGGCACGGGACCAGCGCATTGCGCGTGCTCAGGTGCGAGGCAAGGAAGAGCAACTGGGCGGGGCACCAACTGGCACGTTCGAGCGTTCAAATAAAGACCAGTCCCTCGTGAAGGTGAGAAAGACCTTCGAACACGTCCCGATTCCGGAGTAACCGAGCATGTCGAAAATCGATCCCACTGTCGGCAAAACCGTCTGGTTCAACCCGCCGTACAACTCGGCCAACCACGCCTTTGCGCCCGCATCGATTTGCGCCGCGATCGTGGCAGCGGTTTTGCCCGATGGCCGGGTGAATCTCGCAGTATTTGACGGTAACGGCGCGTGTCACTCGATGGAACGAGTACCGTTCATTCAGGCGGGTGATGAGTCGCCTGAGAATGGCTACTACGCAGAGTGGATTCCTGATGGTGGACGGCCCGTGAAGGCAGAACCGTCTCCATTTTCGGCCGCTGCGAACCCGGTAGTTCCGCCTCCGGCATCTACCCCAGTCGCACCGCCTGCTCCCGCTCCGCTGTCACCTGTTGTGACGTCGGTCGAGACCATTCCAGTGACTACTACTTCACAGCCGGTCGCGTAGGACATCCCTGTCCTAGATAGGCGATTGGTTACGGGGTGACGGGCGGCGTCGGCGTATTGGCAGTCAGCGCAGACTGCAGTGCGTTGGTCTTGCCCTGAATGTCTGCCGCTGCGGCGTCCGCGGCAGCTTGGGCCGCTGCATCGGCGGTACCGGCTGCCGTTAGTGCGGCCTTGACCGCATCGGAAACAACCTGCGGAATGCCCTGAATCAGCGCGATCGCCGAATCAATGACGGTGTCTTCTGCCGCGACGGCGGCTTGCAATGCAGTGAGGTCAACAGCCATCTTAGTCACCTTGTCCAGGATTGCCTGGAGTAATGGATTGGCCTCATGTGATGAGGCATCGTGAACGGAATGCACATAAACATCGATACGCATCCGGCGAGCATATAACAGACGACCACGTCGTAAAACTCATACAGAAGCTTGACACTGCATTTTCGCGTGTGAGATAAGTCCTACAACCAGCTACCCGGTGTAGCTTCTGATTTAGTTCCCCCGGTCCCACCGAGCTTCGGCAGCCCAGGCAGACCTCCACGCGGAGTATTTGCCTGTGGCAAATGTGAATGCACCCTTCGGATTTCGCCAGTACCGCGGTCGCGGCACAACGCCGTCGTACGAACAGGTTACGTTCGGGAATGGCGGAATCGACTTCAACGCCACGGCGATCTACAACGGCGACCCCGTAGTCAGGGCCGGTACGGGTGACGGCACTCTTGTGCGCGCCGCAGGTTCCGCAGGCGGCAGCACAGTCAGCCTCGCCGGCATCTTCCAGGGCTGCAAATATCTCTCCACGGTGACCAAGAAGACCGAATGGTCGAATTACTGGCCGGGCGGCAGCCCTGTCACCAGTGGCAACCAGTCCACGATCGAAGCCTACGTGATCACCGACACGAACGCGCAGTTCGTCGCGCAAAGTGACTCCACCGGCCTGGTGCAGGCGGATGTCGGCGCGAACCTCGACTTCAACATCGGCACGGGCACAGCGGCCAACGGACTCTCGGGTGCATTCCTGATTCACACCGGCGCGGTGACCGCGGGCTATCCTTTCCGCTTCCAGGAGTTGGTACTGAACCCTCCCGGGGCGAATGGCACGCAGGCGGGTGCCTTCAATCTGGCCGTCGTTTCCTTCAACAATGTTGAAGGCATCAACGCAACGGCGACCAACACTTAAGGGCGGGAGCGATACGCAATGGCCGTCAATCTTTCAGCTATCAAAGATCTGCTCCTGCCGGGACTTCGCGGGATCACCGGGAAGTACGAGCAGATACCCTCTCAGTACGACAAGGTCTTCACCAAGTTCAACTCGAAGTTGGCCTTGGAGCGAACCGCTGAGATGCGGTACCTGGGGCTGGCGCAGCTCAAGACTGAAGGCGGCCAGACCGGCTTCGACAACAACGCAGGCGAGCGCTACGTCTACAACCAGGAGCACATCGAGATCGGCCTGGGCTACGCGATCACGCGCAAGGCGATCGACGACAACCTGTACAAGACCCAGTTCCACCCGTCGAACCTGGGGCTGATGGAGTCATTCCACCAGTTCAAAGAGATCTACGCCGCGAATGTCCTGAACACCGCGACGACCTACAACGCCTCGGTCGGCGGCGACGGCGTGGCCTTGTGCGCCACGACCCATCCAATTGACGGCAATACCATCGCGAACACGCCCACCACGCAGGTGGACCTGAACGAAGCCACATTGCTCAACGCGATGGTGGCGGTGCGCACGAACTTCCGCGACCAGGCGGGACTGAAGATGTTCGCGCGCTTCCGAAAACTGATCATCCCACCGCAGTTGGAGCCGACCGCGATTCGCCTGACCAAGACCGAGTTGCGCCCCGGCACGGCGGACAACGACGTCAATGCGATCCTGTCGACGGCCGGCGGCGTTCCCGAGGGCTACATGACGATGGACTTCCTGACCTCGCAATTTGCGTGGTTCGGGCTGACCAACATCCCGGGATTGGCCTACATGGAGCGCATTCCGTACGAGAGCGACATGCAGGTCGATTTCGTTACCGACAACCTTCTGGTGAAGTCGTACGAAAGATACTCGTGCAACTATTTCAACTGGCGCAGCATTTACGGCTCCTTCCCGACGTCGTAACTGACTGAGGATCCAGCATGACTCAGTACATCGTACCGACCAGCGGCCAAACGCTTCCCGATATCACGGGCGGCCAGTTGACCCCGAGCAACGGCGATCCGGCGCTGCCTGGCACGACCTTCATGGGCCCTCTGATCGCCGGAAACATCATCGCGAGCGATGGGACGGGCAATCTCGCCGGTGTCGGCGCGATGAGCGGCGGTACCGCGAACGCAGGTTTCGCCGTGATGGCACAAGCCTGTGTAGTCACGCAGGCGACCAACTCCGGCAGCGCAGGCCAGTTCGTCTGCCCGATTGTGATTCCTGCGCAGAGCAAGATTCTGCGCATGGATCTGATGGTGACGACGGCATGGTCGGGTGGTGCGACGACACTGGGCGCGGGCACTGGTGCATCGGCCACTGCGCTGACTGCCGCTGGTGCAATCGTGACCTCAGGCGCTCTGGGCCGAGTGTCTATTACACCCGGAACGAACGCGACTGCGATCGGCAATTGGGATAATGTCGGCACGCAGGATATCCAGATTGTTCTGCTGTCCACCAACACGGGCACGGGCGTAGGTACGCTGACGGTTGAGTACATCCCTTCAATCAATTTGGCGAGCTGAGTGGGAGATAGAGCATGAAAGGCGGCAGAAAGTCCCGGAACACAGGCGGCGTGAACGAAGCCGAAGAGGACCTGAAGGACAAGCCCGAGTCTCGCACGAACGCGAAGAAGATCGACTCAGAGGCCGAGGAGATGAAGAAGGGTGGCCGTGCCAAGCGCAAGAGCGGTGGCAAGACCGAAGTCGGTCACATCGAGGGACACAAGGAAAAGATGCATGCGGGGCGCAAGCCGCGCAAGAGCGGAGGCCGAGCGAGCTCGGATGCGAATCCTTTCACCAGCGCGCGCACCGGCAAGCAGCCGGCAGGGCGCGAGGTGATGAAGGGTGAAGAGGGTTTCGGGGAAACTTGAGACGTTGTCGCAGGCGTTAGTTCGTAGCCCATAGGGGCACTTGAACGGGGGCCTAGCGCTCCCGTTTTTGTTTGACCGAGGACGAAAAGAGATGAGACCCATCACGGCGACCATTGGACCGCTGACCGCGCAGAGTGCGAACAACATCGCGCTGTCCCAGACGCCGGGCGCGGCAGGTCCGCTGACACTCAATGGCTCATTGGTCTCTAATGGCGTCGCCGTCATTGGCAACCACCAGTTCATCACGATCACGACGACCGATACGACGCACACGTTTACAATCACTGGCGCCACGTCGACCGGCTCTCTGCTGACCGAAACGGTGACAGGCAACGGCACAAGTGCGACCTCCGTGCTGTCATATTCAAAGGTGTCATCGATCGTTATCTCAGGGGCAGCCACCGGAACGGTGACCGTCGGAACCAGTGGAATTGGGACCACGTCCTGGGTTCGACTGGATGAGTGGGCGAGTCCCCCGGTCGGTATTCAGTGTGACGTGACTGGAACCGTAAACTACACACTGCAATCGACATATGACGATCCGGACGGGACTACGAATCGTGTTTCGCCTTCCGCCATGCAGTGGATCAACACGAACGACACCAACGCAGTGAATGCCACCGGCTCTGTGCAGTCTAATTTCCTGTTTACACCAACATTTGTGCGTGTGCTACTCAATAGCGGTACAGGTTCAGTTGCCATGAAAGTGATCCAGTACAACGTTGCGAGTCGTTAAGACATGTCAGCGTGCGTTAATGCGTATGTACCTGACACAAGTGGGGGCGGACCGAGTTCGCCTGCAAATCCGTTCTCTAGTGTCACTTCTGCAGAAACAGCAGCTGGGCTCACCTCTCAGAATCTGACTCTGCAATATGAGCCATATGATCTGCGCCGTTATGGCGCAGCCGGGGACGGCGTCACGCTTGACACTGCTGCTATCAACACGTGGATAAATGTCTGTCAGCGCGTTGGGTACGGGCTTCTGTATCCTGGCATTTATTTGACTACAGGCGCCCACTCAGTCACGCAGCGATTCAACATGTTCGCGATTGGCGGCGGAGAGGATTGGACGACTAGTACTCCTCAATTCAAGTTGAGCCAGAATGCAGCCAACCTGTTCAATTGGAACGGGCTCAATAACGCAGGCCCAACTATTAATGGAATTCTCATTCAAGGCGTGATTTTTCACGGGGGAAGCTTCACGTGCTCAGATTCACTGGTGGCCATGCAGGGAGTTTCCTTGCTGACCATGCGCGATTGCGGATTCCACAATGTGGTCGGTCAAGGTCTTCGCGTAAGACAGCTTTGGGACTCTAAAATTCAGACAACCATGTTCCGAAATGTGAATGCATCCGGCGCAACGGTCCCGACTGTTATAAATATCGATTCCCGATTCAATTCGGACAACAACCAGAACGTGAACAACCTAACGTTCGACCAGATTCACATGGAGACTAACAATGGCGCATTGATGACCGCTGCGTCAGACAGCAACCTGTTTATATGGCGCGTGGTTAATTCAAAATTCGAGATCGGAGCCGCTGTCACGGGTCCGTTCCCGGTCTTCGACATGAAGAACGGGCTGACTGCCCAGTTTCGAACAAACACGATACACGGATTCAACAGCGCGAACGGGTTTAGCAAAATATTCAAGTTTGGAGACACCGCGGCGAGCACCGCATTCGCTGACTACGATGTATCCGATAATAGTATCAGTGCTATCGACGCGAGCACTGCGTATATCGATACCCAGGGCGTTTCGACGACGGGGAAATTCGAGAAAAACACCCAAAGCGGCACAAACGTCTTGGGTCTTGTTAATAACGCCAGCGGTCGTGCGTGCCGATTCGAATATCCAGTAAACAGCGCGATTCAGTCAGATCTGAACCAGAGTTTTCACCATTCTCAGAATGCGCTGAATGGATTTGTAGGAGTAGACCGGCTGGGCGATATTGGCCCTCAGTCGTTCACTATTGACTCTACATCCTATTCCACGACCAAGAGCGTCATAAGCTCTTCAGCCGCAAGTACGATTCTGATCAGTTTCCCGATGCCCCCCTTCCAAGGATTCCCAGGATCTATCAGATTGGGTGTACGGTGTAAATCAGCAAGTGGTGCTGGAACTGTTAATCTGCAGGTCAACACTACAACATTTACAGCTCTGAATGCCCCATCCACGACATTCGGATTGGTCTGGTTTGATGTAACCAATGACCTACTGTCCATCATGGGAAACAGCGGATCGGATCGTCTACGGGTGTCGACCGGAGCCGGCAATGCGGAAGCTACTACAGTAGACGGATTCTACTTCGTTCCATGTCCGTGGCACTACACCAAGACATTCACATACGATCCTGCCAGCATGCTGACGCTAACACCTACGAGCACGACAACGACCGTAACTGGTGCAGCGTTGGGTGACCATGTCGATGTGTATGCCCCTTATGATCTGCAAGGAATCCAGTGCACCGGGTATGTCTCTTCAGCTAACACAGTTACAGTGGCATTGTTCAATTCTACCGCTGGCACTGTAGATTTGGCCTCGGGTAGTTGGGTAGTCAGGGTCACTAAGAAGTAAGCCCATGCCAAATGCATACATACCTGGCGGAGGAGTAGGCGGAGTGGGCGTAGCATTCAGCGCTGGCACTGCGAGCCAGAGTTCGGGAACTATTATCTTCTCGAATTCGAACGGAGTTTCTTTTGGCCTAAACAACGGCACTCTCACTGCCTCTGTTGCGCCAGGCCCTGCGGCAGGTATAGCAGCGGTCCAGGCCGGTACACAAACACAGACGTCCGGGACGTTGGCGTTCGCGAATTCCAATGGTGTCACGTTCGGGCTGTCCGGCAGTTCGCAAGTGACCGCTTCAATAGCTGCTGCGCTCGTATTCAGTGCCAGCAATGGATTGGCTTTTGGAACGAATGCCGGCACCGTCACAGGATCCTACTCTCAATCGGCTCAGGCGTTCTCGGCTTCGGGCGGATCCAGCACGTTCAGCACTCTCGGTTTTGCGAATAGTAACGGCGTCACGTTCAGTAACTCAGCCGGATCAGTGGTCGCGAGTTACAACAGTACCTCAGCCGTCGGGCAAGGCTCGACTTTCGCAGGTACTAACGTTTCTGCGTCGATGACGCTCAATACCGCAGGAGTCAATCTCGCCCTGTCGGCTGCGGCCGGTGGTGCTGGCAGTGGAGTAGCAGTCTCGGCCGCTGGCTCGAGTCAGAGCAACGGAAACGTAGTTTTCTCGAATTCCAATGGCCTGGCTTTCGGTATGAACGGCTCGACTATTACGGGGTCGTACAGCCAATCAGCGCAAGCATTTTCTGCATCCGGAGGTTCGAGCACTTTCTCGACACTCGGATTTGCCAACAGCAATGGCGTTACTTTCAGCAACAGCGCTGGCTCTGTTGTCGCGAGCTACAACAGCACATCGGCCGCAGGGCAAGGCACGACCTTCGCCGGCACGAACATCTCCGCCTCCATGACTCTGAACACGGCGGGACTGAACCTCGCTCTGTCCGGCGTTGCTGGAGGCGGAGGTGGCGCCGCATTGAGCGCGGCAGGCAACAGTGTCAGTAACGGAACCGTCGTCTTCTCCAACGCCAATGGCGTGAGTTTCGGCATGGCCGGTAGCACCATCACCGCGAGTGCCTCGGGTGCCGGAGCGTCGGCCACGGTCAATATTCAGAGCCAGTCCACCGGCCAGAGTTCGAGTAGTGCATATGCACTCTCCAATCTCGCTTTCGCCGGCTACGGCATCATCAGCGTGGGTAACAGCGGTGGCACGATTCAGATTTCGGGGCCCGCCACCACGAATTTCGCCAATCTGAGCGTCAGCGCCGGCACCACCAGCGGCTCTTTGGGCTCGATCGTCTTCAGCAACTCCAATGGTGTGTCCTTCGGTCTCAACGGTTCGACCATCACAGCCTCTGCCGCTGGAGGCGGTGGCGGAGTGGCGATTGCGGCCAGCAACAGCACATTCACCTCCGGTACGGTAGTCATGTCCGCAGCCGGTGGTGCGCTGACCATCAGCAATGGCGCGCAGTCGGCGCTATTCTCAGTTCCCCAGACCAGTTCCTTGAGTGCGACAGGTGGAATTTCGATCTCCACCAACGGCAGCACCATCAGCATCGGGTATGCCGGAACCACGGAGTCTGGCTACAATCCGTATGCGGATCTTCCGATTGTCATCAGCCAGTTGGGTCAGGGATCACTGCTATTGGATCCGAATCTGGTACCGACATTCCAGTATGACCGCGTGCTTTTGCCGATCTTCAATACGAACACAAACAACAGCAGCGGATCTCATTCACTGACATTCGCAGTAGGTCTGTACACCAGAAATGCATCCACACTGTCACTGTTGGGAAGCACGTCTGCCAGCACAGCAGTCACCCATTCTGGCACGCAGGGCAGCTACTCCCTGTTCTCAGGCATGCGCCACTTCAGCATCGGCAGCACTCGAACCGTAACGGCTGGTCGTTACTGGATGGCATTCGCATCATCGACTTCTTCGGCAGGCGCTGATGGGTCGTACTCAAATGCGCTTGAGGCTGTCTATTCAGCCAACAGCGCTTCGAACAACTTCAATGGATTCTTCGGGGTCGCCCAGAACAACAGTCAGCAGTTTACATTGGGCCAGGGATTCTACTCTGCAGCCACTTCAGGTATGCCGGCTTCGATAGCATTCTCCCAGGTAAATGGCGTTACCGCGCTCGCGCAGAACATGCAAATGCTCATGTTCGCGAGTTCCACAGTGTGAAACAAAGGGAAAGGGGAAACTATCATGGCTATTCTCGGCGTCGCATATGTCAAGCAGTTGGATATAGGAAATACGGATCAGACGAAAGTTGATATCACAATGACCGTCGTGGGCATTGCCAGCGGGCAGGCAGTGAGTGCCCAGACTCTGATTCTTCATGATCAGAGCGTCACGATCACCGGCACGACATTTGAGCTTGCGCTCAAGACGGCTGTCCGAAACTACCTGACGACTAGTTTCGGTTACTCGTTTGGCCTGTTGGATGAAGTCGTACTCATCGGAGCCACTCTCCTTTGAGTGTGATCCTTTCAGGCGGGAAGATCCTCGGCAGCGGTGCCGGGGTCTTCTCCATTGGTTCAGGCGGCACACTCGCAGCTCCGGCCAATGTGAACATGTTCAATCAGGGCGGCCCTGCGCTCGCCATCGGCAACCAGGCGGCGGTGCAAACCGCAGTGTTGGGAATCCAGTGGGATGATGTGTCGGGCGCGACGGGCTATGACGTACAGCGCGTCGATGCGGTGACTGGAGCGACCACCTCGGTTGCTACCAACGTGCAGCCGGTCAGTTTCACGGTCACGCAGTCTGGCACCACGTTGACCGTGACCGGCGCGACTGCCGGCACGGTACTTCCTGGAGTTCGTTATTCTGGCCTCCCGAGTGGCACATTCATCAATGCGCCTCAGCTCACCGGTTCCGGAAACGGCAATGGCACCTATCAGGCCAATGTGAGCCAAACCTTGGGGTCTACGGTCTGCACGGCCAATCTCTTTGTGGACAGCACGGCGACCAATGCGGTGCGACCTTTCTTCGACAGTCCTGCGACGGGCTACTGGTACCAGGTGGCGACCCGCAACGGCGCTGGCACGGGTTCATTCTCCACCAACATGGCCATCTACCAGTACCAGAATGGAGATTCGAACAACAGCCGTACGGACCTCTCCAGCGGTGTCACGACCAACTGGATATCAACCAACGGCTCACCGCCATTCCCATCCGGCCGCTGTTGCGAGGTCTCATTCAATCCCGGTGGAGGCTTTCAGCCGACCACCAACGTGATGACCACAGCCCAGTGGACGACCTGTATCCAGTGGGCCAAGTATTTCTTCATCTGGGTCAACCCCGGCACCAACAATGCCGTGCAGATGCTCATGGGGCCGCCGCCGTGTCGGACGACCGAAGGCGATGTGTTCTCCTATGGCGGCAACGTCGATCTGTTCAGCACTTCCTACGGAGTGCCGGTCACGGCGAACACGTGGAGCCTGCGCAAGGTGCCGTGTGCGGATATCGCACTGGGATACAACTCCGTTCAGGGCTCCATTTCAGGAAGCACGCTGACGGTGACCGCAGTCAGCACGGACTTGTTTGGCAATGCCGGTCGAGTAGACAATGGGGGTTGGGTGACCGGCCCAGGTATCTCAGTTCCGGCCTATGTACACGCCAGTGGCCAGAATGGAGCTATTGGAACATTCACTCTGTGGACCGGGAACCCGGCCCCGCCTGACAACGGTACTCCCGTCAGTCTGAGCACATCGTCCACTGGTCTCAACTGGGCATTTCATCGGCACGATCAGTACAAGTTCAACATTCAGCCATCGGGTCAGCCGTTCGCCAGCAGCGTGTATTTCGGCGACTGGGGCTTCTCGAGGACCTGATGCCATTCGTCAATAAAGGCACTGTCGCGATTGCTTACGGAGTACCCAACCTCACGCCGACCTATTCTGGAGCTGTCGGAAACAATCTCCTCATCAGCCCGGTATATTGGTCCAATCCAGCGACGACATCACCACCGGGGGCGCCTGCCGGATGGACGACAGGGGGCGCCACTGCATCAGGATTTGCCTGTTTTGCGTCGGGCGGCTATTCCACGGGCGTGGGACTGTACTGGCAGATTGCCGCTGGGGGTAGCGCATCAGCCGCGATCAATGCGTCTGGTTCGGGCGCTTGGGCGATCAATGCACTGATTGCAGAATTCTCCGGCTACCAGACCAGCAGTCCGCAGGACTCCGCCGTGACAGCCTTCACCGGTTCAGCAGGCCCAGTCACGAGCGGAACGATCACCTCAGGGGTGCCTGCGCAGTCTGCCGAGTTGATTATCGTCGTCTACGCCGGACCTCAGATCAACAGCAATTCGAACATTGGGCTAGTTGATCCAATCTCCGGATTTACGACCCTGGACATACAGCAAAATAATCAGAATCACGCCGTGGGCATCACCGCTTACAAAGAGATCACCGGCGGTGGCGCCCAGAGCGCCCCAGAGACGTGGGGGCAGACGGGAGAATGGGCTGCTATGACAATAGGTTTCAAGGCATTGACCGGCGCAGGAGGCGCCAGCATCGCTTGGGTGAGCGCATGAAGCCGCAACTGGTCACACTGGATCATGCCGGTGAGCACAACAAAGACCTGGAGCAGACCCGTTCTCGTTTGCTGCGAGGCGGCTCGTGGAAGCGACAGAGGGTCGTCGTCGTGCTGCCGGCGGCCGATTCCATCCCAACGAAAGTGGCGCTCGCCCACTGGTCGCTCGCATTTCCGCCCAATAATGGCGTGGTGCGCCTGGCGGCCCTCGGCATGGAAGTAGGCGATGCCTACTCTTCAGCCATAGAGCAGATCCTCGCCAATGCCGACCTCGCACAGTGGGAATACCTGCTGACCATCGAGCACGACAACCTTGCCCCTCCGGATGGCGTGATCAAACTCATCGAGCGCATGGAGCAGCATCCAGAGTTCGCCTGTATCGGCGGCCTGTATTTCACCAAAGGTCCGGGAGGCTGTGCGCAGATCTGGGGGGATATCAAAGACCCGATTTTGAATTTCAGACCACAGGCGCCTGACCCGGCCGGCGGCCTGGTCGAGTGCTACGGCACCGGGATGGGCTTCAATTTATTCCGGATTTCGATGTTTAAGGATGAGCGCCTTCGAAAGCCGTGGTTCAAAACCCAAGTTGATGGGGGCGTGAGCACTCAGGACCTTTACGCCTGGACCGATTTCAGGAAGTACGGCTATCGCTGTGCGATCGACTGCTCAGTCAAAGTAGGCCATTACGATTTGGATGGTAAAATTGGCGGAATTCCTGACTTTACGTGGTGACTATGAACGCACAACTCCAAGAAAAAACTCTGATCAAAATCGATCTGGGCTGCGGCCCCAACAAGAAAGCAGGCTTCATCGGAGTCGATAGCCGCCCCTTCGAAGGGGTGGATGTCGTCACCGACCTGTGCGCGAAGTGGCCCTGGGAAGATGCGAGCGTGGAGGAAATTCACGCCTCCCACGTCCTCGAGCACTTCACCGCCGCCCAGCGCGTGCACGTGTTCAACGAGATGTATCGGGTGCTGATTCCCAATGGAAAAGCACTGATCATCACCCCGCACTGGGCATCCGGCCGGGCTTACGGCGATTTCACTCACCAGTGGCCGCCCGTCTGTGAGATGAGCTACTACTACCTGAATCAGGAGTGGCGGAACAAGAATGCACCCCACACTGACAGGAAGCACAACGATGTGGGCTACACCTGCGACTTCGACCATGCCGGCGGTTACAACTTCCACCCTGAGCTTCTGAACAGATCAGTGCAATATGTGCAGCATGCGGCAACTTTCTGGAAGGAGTTTGCCCAAGACCTTATCGTGACTGTGACCAAAAGAGGTGATGCGACATGACCCAGAAATTCAAAGCCCCAAACGGCCGCCATTGCGTGATCCAAGAAGGCGCCAAGCCTGCGAATCCGCACACGCTGATCGATGATCCCAAACACAGCACGTCCCATACCGATCTGGGTAAGCAGGCGCTGCAGTCGATGACCGACCAGAAGCTGAAGGCTGAACACGTGGTCGTGAACTACGTGACTCCCGAAGGTGCCGTGGTGGGCAGCGAAGAGGTTCGGCGCGACTCCCTGACGCCGGCATAAAAAACCTCGGTCGTGGCAAGTTTTCCGGGGCAGAAAGGAACAGGCGCGCCGCTGCCCAATCAGGTGATTGGGCTGACGGCGACGGTGGTGAATGCCGGCCGGATTGACTTGTCATGGACCGCGGTGCCGGGGTCGACGGGCTATATTTTACTGCGCAATGGCGCGCTGTTCAGTTCCCCATCGGGGACTACTTTCTCGGACACGACAGTTTCGCCCGCAACGACCTATTCATATGCCGTGCGGGCGGTGAATGGCAACGGCCCCGGCCAGCCGTCAGCGCCAGCGAGCGCGACGACACCCCCCGCTCAAGTGACTGGGCTGGTGGCAACGGCTCTCAGTTCGAGCTCGATTGGGACCGTGTGGACGGCGACACCGGGCGCCAGCACCTATACAGTGGACCGCAACGGTAATCCGGTAGGCACTCCAGCCACGAACGCCTTCACGGACACGGGACTGACGGCCAGCACCTTGTACACATACACGGTGGCGGCGAATGGAGCCGGGGGGCGCGGCGCGTTCTCAAATCCGGCGTCCGCGACCACGCAGCCAGCGGTTGGTGGCCAGATCAAATTCGATCCGTCCATATTCCGGATCACGTTCGATCAGAACACGTCGATGCAGACGGCGTTGAATCTGACGAAGCAGATCAAAGCAGCATACCCGGGCCTGCGGGGGATCGAGAAGTTCAGCTATCCGGCCATCTGGGAAAACCCAGCCCTTGTCGGCGGGGATGCCCAATACGATGGGTCCTGGGGGACCGGCGACCAAACTCAGATCGGCAACCTGCGCGGTGGCCGTCTCATGCAGCGCTGGCTCGACGAGTGTGCCGCACTCGGCATCACATTCGCCTCACACGACTTCTCTGCCTGGGGCGGCATCCCGGGCTCGTTCCCGAATGGTGGGTCGCAGTCGGCGACCAATTTTCCGACGGGCTTCGCTCCTGCATATTGGAATTCGACCAACTACGGCACGATCTCTCCGGCTACCAATGGCCTGTGGGGCGCCATTTGGGCCAATTGCTATACACCTAACAGCGTTCGCTTCGGATACTACGTGCGTTACTGGGATTCGCGCGTCATGCAGCTCTATAAGAATCGTGCAGCATGGTACGGCCCCAAGTTCGACTCGCATCCTAATCTTCTGCAGATCAGTTTTTGGGATGAGTCCTCAATTCCTGCGGTCCCTGGCTACAATGAGCCGGCCGCCATGGGCACGTTGTTTGGCGCCACGGGGTTCTTTGCCTCTGCCCGGCAGTCGTTTCCGACGACTCAACTGCGCTACTACCTGAACTACGTCTCCAACGGTAGTGACGGCAACACCAACCTGGATCTGTACTTTCCGCAGTTGAAGGCGAATCGCTGGTCGACAGGCGGCCCTGATACCTGCAACGAAGTGCTCGCGACATCAACTTCCGATCCGGGTGGATCGAGCTGGGGCCAGTTCCGCTCCATATCCGCGGACTATCGCTACCTCGGTTACAACGCGGCAATTCCCAACGGAGGCACGCCTCAGCCTGGGGTCACGAACTACTTCGGTCAGATGCATCAGAGCCGCATCGTGGAGCCAGAGGATTTGACCTTTGATAACAATCCGCAGCCCGCTCCGAATCAGAACAAGCCCGTAGGCGCCGTCCCTACAGGTCAGCGGTATCTGGCGGATGGCTCGATGTGGCACATCGTGAACCAGATGAATCGCCTGGGCGCAACCGATGCCACCTGGATGTATCAGAACTTCGTCGGCCCCTCGCGCAACAACTTCAACCCGGTCACTCACCCCAATGCGCTCGACTTCATCGCCTCTGCTGCTCTAGGTGGAAATGTGGCTGTAAACGGCGTGACAGCTGGAATTAAGTTACTCAACACTGCCCGTCCGAGTAGTTGGTAATGGCCTGGGCATTCTCCAACGTCGCCGCCTCTGTCGAAGCCGATGTGGTGCAGGTGCAGAATGTGCCCTATCCAACGGTGAATGCGGGGGACATAATTTTCTTGGCTAACGCCGCAGGTCCCATCGGACAGGCGGCACCGACGTTGGCGGACACGGACTTTCAACCCGTGGTCAACCGTACCAGCAGCGGCAGCATGTACCTGTATTGGAAGATCGCGAACGGCACTGAATCGGGGACCATGACCCTCACACGCAGCACCAACAGCGGTCAGTGTTACTCGCAGATGTGTGCCTTTACCGGAGGGCCCACGACCCTCACGGGCAACATCCACACGACGAACACGGCGGGTGGTGGATCTGCGGCAACGCTGCCATATCCAGCACTCACCATCACGGTGCCGAATTGCCTCGTGATCGCGTTGGCGTCGAAGCCCTCGAACTCCTTCGGCTGGAACGTACCGGCACCCTTCACGGCGAAGATTTCTGAGAGTCACGCCACGGCTGGCATGTGCATGTTGTGGGAGTACGCGATCCAGACAACTGCGACTTCGATCACAGCCGGGACATTCACGGCCACCACGGATGTGGCCAATTCACGCACAGGAGTGGCTGCTGTGTTTCTGCCGGCTTCCGCCGCACCGATCCCTTTCCCGCCGACTTCCCTCGGCGGCATGAACGTACAGGTGTGCATGTGATTATCCAACCCTACATGCTCCCCCCCAAGGAGCAGTTCCACCTCACTGAGAGCTATGTCTCGAGTCCGCCAGCTCTCACGATCTTTGATGAGACGGGAGCGGTATGGTGCCTCGGCAACGACATGCAGCCAGGTCCCTTTGGCGAGTACGCATTTTCGGTCCTGCGTAACGGGGCGCCCACGGGCGCGGTGGCTTCTCGGATCGAACGCCGTAACGGCAAAATTCGTGTTTTCACCGTCGACGGCTGGCGTAGGTGGACAGGACGTAGCTTTGCCTAGTACTCTGCCATCTGCCATGAAATTCTTGAAAATCTCAGATCTTCGGGCGGCATCAGCATGCGCGCACTCGCCAAGGAAGTAGGCATGTCTTATGGAGGCATGCAGCAATTACTCAGTGGTAGGACTTGGAAACACCTTTCTCCTGAAAAAACCCATTAGGATCAATTACTTATGGCGAGAACTTACGCGGTGCCAGCCGCAAACATTACTCTGGCGAACCAGGCCGTAACGCTGGTTTTCTGCAACGTGGGCACCACGACCTCTCTGGAGTTTCTGCGCATGTGGGCGAGCCAGTCGAGCTCGAACAACACGGCGCAGCAGCGCGTGCAGATCAATACTCAGGTCTCGGCATTCCCGACCCTGACGTCCCAGACGCCGACCAAGCAATGGCTTTTGGATCCGGCTTCCCAGATTACGGGCGGTTCGGCGGGCGCCGCGGGCACGGCTGGGATCAACGCCTCGGCGGAGGGAGCTGGCGCGAAAACAATCCTGTATCCGGACGCCTTCTCGATTGTGAATGGCTGGCTCTGGGTACCGACGCCGGCTGAGACGCTGACCCTGAATGCGGGTGCAGCCTCCGGCATGGGCCTGCACTTTCCAGCAGCTCCAGGCAGTTTGGGCAACTGGAACGCAGGTCTGATCTTCCGCGAGACCGCGTAACTTTTGAGGGGACGGCATGGCCGGCTGGTTCTACAACCCGCCGCCTCCGCAGCCGGCAGCCGTTCATGCCCCGCCGAACGCGGCGGCGCAGTCCAATATCCCGCCCAACCCGATTGGGTCGGGCGCGGCTTTCGACGCGATCCGGTCCATGTGGATGCCCGAAGCATGGGCAGCTCAGACTGGTGCGATCGTGGCGGCTCAATTTGCCGCCCCGTTCGTTCCTCCGGTCGCTATCGCAGCGACCAATCCGACCGTATTGGCGGCGATTCGAGCGTCGTGGCTACCCGAACAATGGGCTGCGCAACGCGCGGGGCAGATCGCGAGTCTGTTCGCCGCTGCCTTTGTCGGGCCAGTGGCCTACCCGTCAGCCCCAAAATCGCTAGCCACCATCCGTGGACTTTGGCCGACCGAGCAGTGGTACGCGCAGTCGGAGGCAGCCATTGCCTCCGGACTCGCCCAGATCCAACTGCCGCCGGTCTACTCGCCGAACTGGTACGGCGACACGCTCATGCTGTTAGTGTCGACGTGGCCCCGGGAAGATTGGCGTGCGCAGACGGGCCCAAAGTCTGCCGGCTGGTATCCGAAGCCGGCCATCTACACGCCGCGGCCGGTGCCTCACCTCGAGGGTCAACAGTGGACGCCGGAACAATGGGCCGCCCAGACCGGCGCCAAGATCGCCACTCAGTTCTCGACGCCACCGGCGTCACTGCCGTATGTGAACCTCTGGCTCGCGGCTGCCCTCCGTTCAGCGTGGCTGCCAGAATCATGGCCTGCTCAGACATTCCCCGACATCGCGAGCGGGCAGGCGCAGCTGCCACCGCCTATACCGAGACCTCCGTCACAATTTCCCATCTCTCAGTGGCCGGTCGAATTCTGGGGACCTCAGAGTGGCACGCGGGATGCCGCCATTTTTGCGTCTGCGGAAATCATCACCCTCATGCCATGGGTGGTGGGCGAGCAGGTCAATGTGGCCGTTGCGCAGTTGCAGTCTCTCTTCGGCGCGGTCATCACACTGCAGTACGCTTTCTCCGGCGCGCCGGTTGGAATTGTGGTCTACCAATCAATTCCAGCTGGCACCGAAGTCGGGGCAGGGACAGCGGTGACCTTGCAAGTTTCCATGGGACGCCAAATAGGTCCTGCCCCGTGTTCCATTGTTGAGAGTATTCTAGTCAGCAACATACCGGTGGTCGTGAGCCTTTTACCCCCCAACAAGAAGGTGGTCCATTGAACTGCGCGTGTTCCTCCTCCTGTGAGGCGTTCGCCTTCGACCTGTGCATCCAGCAGTGGGCGACCTATCTACAGGCGTTCACGTGGCTGTCGC